GTTCTTTTTCTTTAGCTTATCGTTCAACAAAAACTATATATGAAAATGAAATATTTATTTCTGTTTTAGAAAATGAATTTAATGTTTCACAAAACCCAACAGCTATTGATTGGAATAGTGATAAAACATATGGTAAAATAAAATTGTATTCAATTACATCATCAATAGATTCTTCAAAAGTAGGCGGGTTTGGCGAATACGATTATAGTTCCTCAGTAGATTTGACTGGTTCATACTTAGCTCCATATATAACAACAATAGGTTTATACGATAACGAACTTAATATGGTTGCGGTAGCAAAATTACCACAACCAATAAAATCTTTACCTGATTATCCTTTAAATTTTATTATTCGTTTAGACACATAAGGTTATATTTATATAGAGATAAAATTATAAAAAATGCCAACAATCAGAGATATGTACGCAAAAACTCCTCCAAAAACTGGAGCAGCTAATGTAAAAGGTGTAGATACAACACCAATCGGTATTGATAACCCCAGAGGTGAGATGAAACCTTCAAAGGATTTAATCAAAGATGAAAAAAGATTGTTTAAAGCTAGAGGTGGGGTATTAAAAACTAAAAAATACTCATCCAATCCATCGCTAAGATAATATGAGTTGGAAATTTAAGGGAAATATTGTTACGGAAGAAAATACACCCGATGGTGCTATTGGTTTTGTTTATAAGATTACACATATTCCTACTGGTAAGACGTACATAGGTAAAAAATCATTAAAGCAAGTCCGCCGGCTAAAACCCCTAAAAGGAAAGGTTCGTAAAAGAGTAGTTCGTAAAGCATCTGATTGGGAAACATATTATTCATCAAATGAATGGATTAAAGAAGAAATAAAGGCAGGTAGGGTTGGAGATTTTGAGAGAGAAATTATTCAGTTTTGTTTTTCAAAAAAATCACTCACATATTGGGAAGTTTGGTGGCAATTTAAAATGGAAGTTTTGTCTAATCCAAATTCATTAAATGAAAATATTTTAGGAAAATTCTTTCGAAAGGATATATATTAATAAATACACGTTATGACACTTACAGAAATTTGTAAAAAATATGGCATTTCAGATGCATATTTAAATTCAAAAGATGATGCACACTCTATCGCAGCTGCATCATTATTAGACCTTAAACAATTTGTTCTTGCGAATCAACCTAGAGAAGAAGTAGCAAATAAATTACAATTTTTATCTGATTTTTTATTGGATGTTAAAAATTCATACGGCGGATAAATATATTTGGTTTATTCAAAAAATAGTTGTATATTTACTTAGTTTTTGTGGATATAACCTAAATTATGTTATCGGCTAGAAATAAGCTAAAAATAATCACTATATTAGACTCGGCATTAGGAGTCGGTTCATCTCTGAAGGGGAATGAACAAGCTCATTATTGTCCATTTTGTAATCATCACAAAAAGAAACTACAAATAAACATAGAGACCCAAAGGTGGCATTGTTGGGTATGTGATTCTAAGGGTAGAAGTATTGGTTCATTACTTCGTAAACTCAATGTAGACCTAAGAGATATAACGATTGTAAAGGATATATATGGTGATGAACCTGAATATAATGCAAAAGAGGAATTTGTAGCTAAATTACAATTACCAACTGAATTTAAACAATTATACTTTAAGAAAAAAGGTATAAACCCAATCTATAACCAAGCCATTCACTATTTAAATAAAAGGGGTATTACTCAAGCCGATATTGTTAAATACAATATTGGTTATTGTGAAGATGGATTATATAGTGGTAGGATTATCATACCATCTTATAATGAAGAAGGTGACCTTAATTATTTCATAGCTCGCTCGTTCTATGAAGATGAAAAAATGAAGTATAAGAATCCACCAATTAGTAGAGATGTAATCGTATTTGATAATATGATAAATTGGAATGAACCAATTGTTTTAGTGGAAGGTGTATTTGATTCTTTTTCGGTAAAAAGAAATGTAATTCCGCTATTGGGAAAATTTCTACTTAGTAATCTGAAAAACAAAATATTAGAAAAAGGTGTAAAGGATGTAACTATTATATTAGATTCTGATGCTGTTGAAGATTCTACAAAACATACTGATTGGTTTATGAAGAATGGTATCCGAGTTCGTAATATTATTCCAACCGATAAAGATGCTGGTGAAATGGGTTTTCAAAAAGTAAATGAAATACTAAAAGATGCCAAAGAAACTTCGTGGGAAGATTTGATGATGGCGAAACTAAATAATATATGAGTTTAAAAAGAATTTATCATATAGCGGATATACATATTCGTAATGTAAAGAGGCACAAAGAATTTAGAGGTGTATTTGAAAAGATGTTTAATGAAATACGCCAAAGAGGTACGGAAGATTCAATGATTTATTTAGCAGGTGATATTGCTCATGCTAAATTAGAGATGTCACCTGAATTAGTGAAAGAGATTAGCTGGTTATTTACCGAATGTTCTAAACATTGTAAAACTATTCTTATTGCAGGTAATCACGATTGTAATATGAATAATTCGGACCGTTTGGATGTACTAACTCCAATCGTAGATGCACTTGATTTACCTAATTTTCATTACTTAAAAGATACTCAAATATTTTGGGAAGATGGAGTTGCATTTTCGGTATTCTCAATATTTGATAATAAAGATAATTGGCCTAAGGCAGATGATTGGATTATGATGCCGGCTAGAAAAAAGATTGCACTATTTCATGGACCTGTGGACCACTCACAAACTGATGTGGGTTATGTAGTATCATCTCGTCATTTCACAACTGATATGTTTGATGGTTACGATTTAGCCCTATTAGGTGATATCCACAAAAGACAAGAACTAATCTCACCAAAAGGTTGTAAATGTGTTTACGCAGGTTCATTGGTGCAACAAAACTTTGGAGAAACCTTAGATAAGCATGGTTTCTTAGTTTGGGATTTAGAAACATTAACATATGAAGAAGTTGATATACAAAATGATTATGGGTACTATACTATGGATATTATCGGAGGAGTTGTACCTGACGTTACTGATTTACCTTTGTATCCAAGGCTTAGGGTAAGGTTTTCTGATACTGATGCGGTAGATACAAAGAAAGCAATCACCGAAATAAAGTTAAAATATGGTGTTGAGGATTTTACAACTATCAAAACGGATTCTTTAGCTAAGAAAAAGACTGGTGATAGAGATAACCAAATTCAATTGGAAGATATTACTGATATCACCTACCAAAACTCCCTCATTACCGATTACATACAAAGAATGATGCCGTTTGTGACAGATGAAGAAATCGAAGGCATACAATCTCTAAATAAAGAGATAAACGGAAGAATAGAGTTGGACGAACTAATAAGAAACGTAAAATGGAAGCCGGTAAGATTTGAATTCTCCAATATGTTCAGTTATGGTGAGGATAATGTAATCCACTTCGATAAAGTAAACGGATTAATGGGATTATTCGCACCAAATGCAGCAGGTAAATCATCCCTATTCGATGCAATTTCCTTTTGCCTGTTCGATAAGTGTAGTAGAGCCTATAAGGCATCACACATTATGAACAACCGAAAAGATGATTTCCACTGCCAATTAGATTTCGAAGTAGAAGGTGTACAATACTTTATTCGTAGGGAAGCCCGAACTATTAATAAGGGAAAGAACGTTAAGGTAGATGTAGAATTTTGGAGAGTGGTAGATGGGGTAACGGAATCCCTTAACGGAACGGAAAGGCGGGATACCAACCAGGTCATTGAAGGGTATGTGGGTAGGTATGAGGATTTTGTTATGACAGCATTAAGTTTGCAGGGGAACAACACCCTATTCATTGATAAATCTCAATCGGAGAGAAAAGATTTACTTGCTCAATTTATGGGGCTGGATATATTTGATAAGTTGTATGAGGCTGCATCAAATGAGATAAAGGAAGTGGCTGTACTTATCAGAAATTTCAAAAGGACGGATTTTACGACTGAATTAGCCACAAAAGAAACCGACTTAAAAGAAACAAAAAAAGAATTATCCGACTTAGAATCCCAATCAAAAGTTCTAAATAAACAAAAAGAAGAAATTCAAAATGGAATATCTGATTTAAAGGAATCCCTAACACCAATTGATACTAAATTAGACATCCAAGGATTAGGGGTTGCAAAGAGCACCATTCAACTAAAAATTCAAAACAATAAAAGTGATAGGGAGGATAAGAAAAGCAAAATAAACGAATATGGTGAGTTATTAGGGCAGGTATCTCAATCTATTAATGAGCATGCAATAGTAAATGGAATGGATATTAATGATGCCAAAAAAGAATGGGATTTGGCTAAAGGTAAATTAGCAGATGTACAACAACAAATAGACAAATTAGAATCACAATACGAATCTAATTTAGAGAAACTCAAACATTTGGAACAGCATGAGTATGACCCAAATTGCCAGTTTTGTATGA